CCTGCTCGGTGACCATCCGCACTGCCCCCGCCTTGAAGGCCTCATCGTAACGCGGCGGCGCTGGGTGTTTTCGTTCTTTGGTTGACATTTTTCATTACCCCTTTCCATTATACAGATTGTTTTTCTGTCCGGCAAATCGGGTATGGGGGCACACCGATTTCCCAAGATATCGTTACTTATGTGAAAGAGAATGCGTAGGTACGAAAGCTTAAATCAACCAGGCTGTCCTACCGGCCGGACGGGGAGAAAGAGAGAAAAGAAAATGAACGAATGGTTTTGTACAGTATTCCCGAATGACCTTGATGGAATGCCGCAGGATTTTGAAAGCTATGTAGAAGCGAAAGAATATGGCGATGAAATGTTTGGAGAAGGCGATTATACCATTGAAAGCCCGTGTTAATAACACCCGCCCCGGAGGTTACGAGGGCACAAGGAGGAAACACCATGGATAAATTGAAAAAGCTAACAGAGGAATATTTGAAGCTTAGCGACAAATGCGACGGAACAAGCGAAACGTTCGCTGCTCTCCACCCTTTAGCAGAAGATTTAGCAGATAGGGTTAAAGACCTACAGCTTAGCGCAAGAAGTCGAGAAGTGCGCTATCTTGCATCTAAGTTATATCGGGATGTGTCAGATATGGAACTCCGCTTTTGGAAGCACACACTTCTATAATGAATACCCGCCCCGGAGGTCACGAGGGCAGAAAGGGTTTTACGATGGAAAATATCAAAATCCATATCAATTATTTGGACGTTTACGCCAAGCAACTGAGCCAACTCACAAATGAGCTGTTGGGTATGCAGGATAAGTACGATGTTACCGCAGACCTCGATCAGATAGAGCGGCTTAGTAGCCAGTTGGAACAGCTTAAAGCCGTTGTAGATACGCTTCCGCTTGCGTAACAAAATGCGCCTGGCCTATCGGGCATACGGGGAGAAAGAGAAAAGAAAATGAACGTGATTAGAAATCATCCGTATATGAGCAGACGCACGATTAAAGCATGGGAAACTAATGGCGGAGAATTTTTGCAAGTAATAGATGCTAGAGATATTTTTCATTGGAATTATTCAGTGGAATTTGAATTAGTTCCGGGCGGGCTGGATTCAATATATAGCAGCCCTAATTTGGAAAAGTGCTTTGAATTCGTAAGAAAATTTATGGAGCGCAACCCCACCCGCTAAATAACCAACAGCCCGCCCCAGAGGTCACGAGGGCAGAGAGGAAATACAGATGTTCGATATTCACAGTTTTGCTAATTGGTCCTGCATCGACTGCAAGGCGTGCAAGGAGCGCGCCGCTTGCGACCAAGTGCCGTATGACTGCCCACTGGATGAACCGCCGCTTAAATACCCGCGTATCATCAAGGAATCTGGTTATACAGCGTATTTTATGGAGATTCAGCCCCTTGGGGATGGCCTCGAATTGCCTATATACCGTTTCCCCGGCGGTTCGCGCTGCGTGGATTTTCCCAGCGCCTGCGAAGTCATAAAGTGGTAGAAAGGAAAGCAAAATGGCTTATTCGATTAAAAATGATTCCTATACTTGCGATTTTTGTAATTTTGAAATGGGTTGGGAACAGAAGGATGATGTCCACGGCGAAATGTGGGGGTGCGAGAAATGCGGAGACAGTTTTTGTTCCAAATGCTTCATTGACCGCTACGGAAAAAACGAGTATATGAAGATGATGCAGAGTTTTAACCAAATTTATTGTCCCAAATGTTGGGAGAAACATAAGAATGAACCTTGCTGACCCACACGGAGCTCACGATGGGAGGAGACAACAATGAATAAAGAAGCATATGCATTAATCGAGGAAAACGCTGCTACGCTTAAAACCCGTTTTGATGCGGTCTCCTATCTCCTTGGATACTATGGGGAAATTGATGCGGAAATTTATGAAGCCATTCAAGCCGCATACATCAGCGATATTATAGGAGAATAAGCAAAGCCACGACTCGCCACGGAGCTCACGAGGGCAATGAAGGTAAATATGAAATACTTAGCATTCCGCATTGACACAACCGCAATAAAGTCTCACGAAGTAGTGCATGGCTATTTTGTAAGAGGCCAGAGAAACACGGACTACAATTGGTCGCTGCTGGCCGAGTTTGATAACATGGACTCCGCAAAGGAATATATCAAGTCCATCCGTACCGACCCCGTCCAGCAACTTGTTTATGGCCCTGACGGTTACGGAATCCGCATTTAATCATAAGCCCGCCCTGGGGTCACGAGGGTAGAAATGGCAGCAACTATCAGTTATCTAATACAAGGAGAAATTCAATATGAGTTTACAAATAAGATCTTCAAAATGGATTCTTACTGATGATGACTGTGCACAATATGTGCGTAATCTTGACGAATTCAAAGGAAATGTTTTTGAGCTGTGGCAGGTGTGTGGGGTTCTTGATATGTTTGCAGTTGCCCACGCATTCATCAACATTAACGATTACTCGGAAGATGAAATTGAAGATGTCCTTCATTATTATAGCTACGAAAATCTGGACGACTTTGTTCAGGAGATTTCACCGGCAACTATTGAGCGTAAAGCGGATGGCACGTTGGACAGAGAATCCCCAAACTATATCGTGGAGTGGCAGCTTATTGCTGAGATGTTGTTTGAAACAGAAGCTCTTTACAGACATCTCGTACCGGGAAAGATATGGAATGAGTACGAAATGGCTGCAGCATATATCCGCAAAACCATTGGACAGGAAGAAGAAAACGAGGAGGATTAAAGATACAGTATGAAATTTGAAAAAGCATGCTATAGCAGAAAAGCATTGTATGAGTGCGTTGACAAAGTTAAAGCATTGCCGAGGGCCGCGCGTGTACGGGCAGATCATTCTGCGTTGTGCTATGGTGAGTTGGCGCAAGCGTTTGATTTTTGTCTGGAGAAAACAAGTTGTTGTTTGTTTGAACGGGATTTTTCGCCATGGGAAGATTACGCAAAGGCGGTAAAGAACAAGTTCCCGAAAAAAGAAATGGACAAGCTGTATGTAGGCTGTATCCGTTTTTTGAAAAACCAATTAATTGGGATTCTTACAATGATGGAAACCGGAGAAGTCGATAGTATAGATTAGTATCTAGAAATGAGGTGTTGTTATGTCGTACACGGTAAATGGCATTGAATATGATTTTGATTCTGGCGTGAATCAGCGGATAAAACAAGATTTTGTAAACCGTGAAGTTATGTGTTGTGTGACTTTAGAAGTCGAATACATATTAAGAATGGCTAACGAAGTGAGCAACGATGATGCTCCATTCACCGAAGAAGATATAAGCAACTATTTTACGAAGGAATGTGATAAATGCGGTAGTCAATATGGCTTTGATGAACTTTATCCGGATGATGAAGAAATTGAAATAGAAAAAGATGAAGATGGAACGTATATGTGCCCTGTGTGTGGTTTGTATTACGATACTGAGGCGAAAGCACGGGAATGTTGCTCTACTGAAGAATTGTATAAGTGTCAAAGCTGCGGTCACGTGTATACAGAAGAAGAGTACGAATATCTGGATGAAAATCCTCAAGAAGTATATGAATGGTGGGCGGTTACAAACTGGTTTGGTGACAAATTAAAAGAATGCGGCGAAGTAGTGATCGAAGGCTGGGGCCATTGGTATTGGGGCCGAGGCTGTACAGGACAGGGGATTGCACTGGATAGTGTGATTTCAAAAATCTGTTATGGTATGGAGATATTGGAGGGGCAGGAGCATAGTTGGGAAAATAGAACGTAAAAAGTGGACTCGGATATAAATGTATAGGAGACGATACGAATGACACTACAGGAATTTAAGCGCGTACAGTGCCCACCAGTTTTAGAGCCATTCTGGATCGGGCAGGGATACGGATACAAAAATATGAGTCCGCTGCTTCGTACAGAATCATGGAGCGGGGTACCGGATGACGAGATCATATATATCCCAGAATCAGCATATGACAATGGATTTTTAGATCCACTCGGAGTATACACAAAACGAGATTTTATCGAGCTGGCAGGCAATCGAGCCCGTGAGCTGTTTGATTATTGCGATTGGCAGTCACCGGAAGCCGCATGGAACGAAATTGAGAGTGAAGGATAGGGGTATTGTGAAGATTGAAAATATTGTTGATGACTGGAGGTCAAAAACTTAAATGGATTATTGTCTAATGATGGAGTTAAAAAGGAAGGCAACTGCGGCAAGGACACGTAACGGTACTTATGATAGAAATGCCGATGAACTTGAGAAAATATTTCAAGATGCCGGCAATGCGCTCAAGGCGGAATTTGAAGAAGGGTACAGCGCCGGCTATGCAGATGCATGGCAGGAAATTAAAAAGGTCGTAGCCAATGCGGCATTTGACGCTGAAATGGGCGCTGCCTATGGTGAAGTTGTATGATGGTGCGTCAGTTGTCAAGGGAACAGTTGAATGAGCTGAAAGAAACGTACATGTTTGAAATGGTATGCAGTGGTCCCAGTTATAGTGATCTGGCAGAAGCATGTAACATTCCTGACGAATTGATTTTTGAGTATTACGACGGATACGATTTTGTGAATGATGATTTTTTCTGCTACGCTGGGATGTAACTTGGTGGTTGGTATGTATCGGAGCGGAATAAGCTTTTCTATACAACTATAAAAAAGCAGGACATTTCGGTCCTGCTATATATTGATACTCGTTCATTATGTTTATTGTTGGACCACTTGGATAACGCAGAATAATTGTAACGTCAACCTATTCCTTTATTATCTATTTCCTCTGCAATTGTGTGTATAGCGTTGGCAATAGTTTCAATCTTTGATATGTAATCTTCGACAAATTCTTTAGCAATGTCTGTTTGTTCAGCAGAGGCATGGCTTCTATCGTTTTGATGCGCTATTTCATTTCTTCGCTGAAATAGCATTGCTATGGTTTCTTTTCCGATTCTTCTTGCTTCTTGCTCGTTTTCGCGAGGAAAAGCTTTTTCCATAGCTTTGTTAAACGGTATGCCAATAAGGTTTAATTGGTCTTTCATGCTTTCGCACGATAAAAACACATCCCTACTGAATCGCTTATTCAAATATTCAAAAAGCCAGTCATTTGATTTCGAAGCAGTTATAGCGTTCTCTACTTTTTCCATAGGAATCTGAAAAGATTTATATTTCTCTGTTTTTGGCCATGCCTCCGAGAACATTCTAACCAAACAATATTTACTGATTTCATGAATATAAAAATCTAGCAATCCCTCAGCTAAAACGACTTGTGATCGCCAAACCATTTTGCAAGCGATTTCATTTTCATCGGCGTTTAATTCATCTGCAACAGCAAATTGTGCCTTAACTTCATTCATGCTTTCTGTAAAATGTTGTTTGATTTCAGATAGCGAAAACTGGATAGGCATCAATACAGGACGTGCATCTCGTGTGTCTTCCGCACGTGGAGTGAGTGAAATGTCTCTATGTGCCATATCACCACCTCCGCTTACGTATCAGAAGAGATTACATTGGCAAAATTAAGATTTAGCATTGGAATCGCGCCATATTTTCCAGAAATGTAGCCTTTTCCGAAATTCTCGTCCTTTCGAACGTTTTTGATCTCTGTAAGTGAAAATAAATCTGTAGAGCGGTCTGCCAATTTGATTTCCGTAAACCAAATCTGATCTCGTCTGAACAAATCCAAGTTTAACAGCCCGGTTTCGTGAGTTGTAAAAATAAGCTGCGCAGGTTTACTTCCGCGTACATTGACAAACTGTTTTACCAATCCAAAAAGAAGCGATTCGTGCAAGTTGGATTCAAGTTCATCGCAAACCAACACTTTTCCGTTAACCATAATATCGATAAACGGGCATAGTATTCCAAAAAGCTTTTTTATTCCTGTGGATTCTTCTGAAATTAGATCTGTTTCAAACCCTTCATATATAACCTTAGCAGAGATTGTAGCTATTTTCTCTTGTAAAAGAATTTTTTTGAATTCATCTGACAAAATGGGAGGAAGGTGAGAAATATCTAGCTCCTCTTTCTTGATATCAACACGAATGTCTTTGATTCCAGTACCAAGCGCGTCTAAAAACTTTAGAACAATTGCCTTTATGTGTTCGTTGGCATTAATTTGGTGCAGTGAGTAATTCATCCAATTGTCTTGGTTAACTGAATTGTAAATTACCAATTCATCATTGAAAAAGCGATATGCAGCAGTTACTTCATCGACAGAACTGAAATTTGCAGCACAGGACAACATTAAACGATTCGGCTTAAGAACATCCTTGCAGCTGTTAAAACGATTGCGAAAGTTTCTCCCCGCCGAATAGTCTTCATCCGTACGCTCAAAAATTTTTGTTTGACGGCCGTTAGGAAAATAATAAAGATATTCCTCTACAACAAGCATGTTTTTTAGCGAAAATCCGAATGCATATCGAATTCCATCAACTATAAATTGAAGCTTATAATTGCTTTTTCGTTCATAGCCGTCCAGTTTATGAGGTACTTGTAAAATTCCTTGCCCTGGTTGATGGTTAATACTATTTGAAACAAGATTCTTTACAAATGATATTGCATCTATAAAGTTACTTTTTCCAGATCCGTTTGCGCCATAGATAACAGACGATTTCAGAATCTCAACATCTGCTACTTTTTCGATGTTTTCCGCATGAGTTCTATCCGTTCCTGCTATTGCAGAAAAAAGAATTTCATCTCTAATTGATCTGTGGTTAGAGCAACTGAACTCCAATAACATTGCATACCCTCCCTTTCTCTATAAAATTATATCATGTTGCATCTCGTTTATCAATTGGATTTGTATTTTTTTTGCAAATGTTCATGCTAAGCGTTCTAAAACTGTCTGTGATAGATGCTTTCTTTACCATATATATTTCCCTCTTACCCAGTAAATCATACGGATGTTAGTATATATTTAGCGCAAGTCAAAGTGAGATATGTCAAGATGCCAGGAGGTTCAGGGAAACCGAGCAAATAGAAAGAGCTCTTTCCGGTCTTCAACCAGGCGCAGAACTGGTAACTCTGTGTCACAACTATGTAGGCTTGAGACAAGGGCCACATGGTAAACTCCTTGCCAGTCGTCCAAGCAGATAGGTTTGGGCGTCTGGTTGAGGACCGGAAAAATAGAGGGGGTGTGAGAAAAAATGGCGAATGTAGAATTGTATGTTTATCCCAATTGGATACCGTTTTATGTTGAGTGCTATAACAGGATGCTGTTTGTAGAAATCATTGAGGGCGATGTTGAAGAAGCCAAGCAGATTCTTACAGACAGGTACGAAGATTGGGCCGATGGAGGCCCTTGTGAAGTATGTGACGTGTGCTGCGAGGAATATATGCTTGAAGGTCTGAGTGATAAGAAATTTATCTTTTCAGTGGAATATGGAGGGGAAATACAATGAGGACATATGCAGTTTTTGTAAGGCGCGAAGGCGTTGCATATATTCAGGCAGAAAATGAGGATGAAGCCTATGCCGCAGCGGAGGATATGGAATTCAAAGACATCTCATGGGACGATTATTATACGCTTGAAAACGTGCAGGAGGAATGAAGATAAGTACATATCTTGAAGAAATGTGCACCAATCCATATATTAGTTTGTTTTTCCTGATGTACTAGATAGCGACGGAGAGTACGTGGATTATATTTGCTATCAAGAAGATTTTGAAACGGATGATGAGTTGATTCGAGAGGTTGCGGAATTTGCTAGTTATGCGAACAAGTGTAAAACAGATGCCGAAACAGTGGCGTTTTTGAAGTATCAATTTGGCGTAATTCCTGTACAGAATGCGGATATTCCTGTTTTGAGCAGTGAATATGGAAGAGAGTTCGTGTGCCGCATTGGTACAGCAGCGGTTATCGTGAAAGAGGAGGGTAGCAGATGACAGTTCGACAGTTATCCAATGAAGTAGATGAGATTCAGTGCGAAGCGATCATTCAGCAGTATGATTATGAGAAAAATGATTATGCGTTCAGGGTTCATATGTCTGAACTGTATTCAGGACTTGATGAACATGAAAGAGTCATGGACAGACGTGTAAAATATATATTTGCAGATATGGAAGAAACTAATCGTGTTTTCAATACAAAGCAGCCGGTGCTTATTATCGAGGTGGAGGACGAAGAGTGACTGGTGATATTTTGGTCCGCAATATTGATTTCGAGCCGTTGTACGAACAGAGAAAGGCTGTTCTTTCCTGCTGTTTTAGTAATACATTAATTCCCACAGATGTAATTGAAGGGATCATAGGGGTGCTGGATTCGATGTTGGATGCAGCCGAAGAAGAAGGGTATTTTAAAATTCCGGAGGATGAAGAATGATGTTGTATGATGTAGGCGTAACAAGAAATCTTTGTGGACATGTTTTGATCGAAGCTGATAGCGCTGATGAGGCGGAGAAAATTGCCTATGACCGATACATAAAACAGGGAAGGGAACTTCCCGACATGGACGAATGTGACGAGTTGTCATTTTGTGCAGAAGAGGCTGGCGTCAATGTCGCCAAGTTGTCCGTGCTTGAATTTGCAAATATGTTATCGCGTGGGCATGCGGGAGAGTGGGAGCCACGTGGCATGTTTTATATTGAAGACGGAGACAAAATCGTGGCTGTAGACAATCGAGACGGGTATGCATTTACTGAGGAGTTCGATACATTTGAAGATGCAGTAAACTGGTTGTTAGAGTGATTTTCCCATTGCTTGCAAATTTCGCTTCGGTGGTAGCAAAGAAATAGGTGACTTTATTGGACATATAATGTGATAGCCTTTTAGATAGGAGGCGATCAACATGCTGAAACGGTTAATGTATTGGCTGCGCGGTAATAAAAAATGTAAAAGTTGCTGTTTACTATGTAAATATTATGATCAGTGCCGGGAGGATATGGATGGAATATAAAATATGAAGAGGTGTTGCGATGAATGTTGCGGAGTTTTTTGTGTTTATCCTAATGCTGCTGTATGTCCGCAATAAGGTCATACAGAATTCAAATTAAATTGGAGGAGTGCTATGGAGGTTAACTACGTGAAATTAGCTGCGGCAAATCAACAGCTTGAACTTTATGCCAATACCGGAAAGCCACTTAATAAGGCGGCAGCTTTATACATCGTATCATACATAAACTGCGTCCTTAAATCAACGGTCAGAACAGACCCGGAAAGTTTTTCGGTACAGGGGGGATCCACTTAGTGCCGTTTGGACCTTTAGGTCTGCTGACGCTTTTAGGGCTTGGGGCATATACCGTCAGCGACAACATAAAGGCAAAAGCAGTACGTGACAAACGGGACGCAGAATACGCAGCTTTAACAAGAGGCTGTACACAGAGATCACGCCAGAAGCAATTTGAGCTTATGGCAAAATACGATGTATTTAATGAAGACGGTGTGCCCCACCGTCTTACCGCGCATGAAAATGGTACGAATGTATTTTTAGAAGCACGAAAGTGCATCCGCCGGTTGATGGCGAAAGAAGGCTTTCCAGTAGACGAATATGATTTGCGTATAAAATTTCCTGGTAAAGATTTTTAGTGGTTATGAAAACAGTATACATTGAAAGAGCAATGAATGGAGGCTCGAATATTGAATAAAGTAAGACGTACACAGATTCAGAGGGTGTCTGATTCGATTTCAAACATCATAGCAGAAATTGAAACGATTCGTGATGAGGAAGACGAAGCTCGTGAAAGTATGCCTGAAAATTTGGTTGGCAGTGAACGGTACGAGACAAGTGAAGTTGCTTCGGATACGCTGCAGGATACCATTGATTTGCTGGAAGAGTCTGTTGAAAGGTTGAGTGAAATATCATAAAGGCTTGTTGTAAATTTCATGAAGGAGCTGTTCAGATGTTTTCCAGACATCAGACCGTCCGGTCAGCCAGTCGAGCGAAACCCCCATACAGTCGGCAACGGCGATCATGGCGTCATATGACGGCGGCGTACCGCCTGTCTCCCATCCACGAATCGCATTTTCAGAAAAATAAATCATTTCAGATAATTCTCGCCGCGTCAGTTCGTTTTCGTCGCGCCATTTGCGTAGCTTGGCTCCGAATGTTGTCAATGCCATTTAGATGGCACCTCCATGTATTGCAAACTATTTGAAGAGGGAGTATCATTAAAACACCAAATAAACAACTAATAGTTGTTAAATGCTTAAATAACAACTTATGGTTGTAAAAGGAATTATACAATATAATATGTCCGATATCAAGGACAATTTGGAAGGGTGTGAAATTTGCTTGAGACATGTAGACGTGGATACGCTGGTATCAATGCTGGATAGAAAGAAGTTTAACATTGTAGCTGGAGGTATTGCGGATGGAGATTGCGGCTGGGAGGTCAAGTTGGAATGTAAATACGCGATGCTCACTCAAAAACCGGACAGGCTGCTGTTGCTGTCACCTAAGCGGCTTTACTATTGGGTGGACATGAGCAGCAAAAGCGCCGTGTCCATCCGTGAAAGTGAAATCAAATGCATCACCGTCGATGACCAGTGGATTCATGTAAAGACAACGACATTTGAGTTTCATATTTGTATGGTTCGTATGGGGGGATAGTCGATGAAAGAAACAGCTGTGTGCAGGCAGGAAAAGGCGAATTGTATCAGTTCAGATATTTTGGCTGATATGCTTGATGGTACGGATTTTTCTGTTTGGTCAGGCCGTGATCCGAAGAAGTATGTTTGGGAAGCGACACTGAAGTGCAAATATGCGCGGCTCACACAGAATCCGAATAGAACTCTGTTGTTATCGCCCGGCGGGAGTAAGAGAATGGCGAATCGAAGTACAGTTTCCATCAATGAGAGATCCATTGTGAGCATCGAAGAACTTGAGGACGACTGGATTCGAATTGTTACCACTTCGGAGGATATATATATCCACAAAGGAAAATAGCAAAAAACTCCCAAATAAGTATTGACAAAACAATAGATTGCGATTATACTATAGTCATAGGGGCGAGCGGCTACATACTAAAAAGAAAGAAGGCAATTGATGCAAAGCAAAAACGCCGCTCCTCGCTGGGGAGAGCTTTGGTATTGTGATCTTGGAAGTGAAGATGCCTGTACAGGGTCTACAATATATTGTGGAGTACGGCCGGTGCTTGTTACATCAAATAACAAATACTCAGCGTATTCATCGCAGTATCAGGTATATCCACTTACAACAAAGCGTACAAACAGGCGGTCCCCATCCCACGTAAATGTAGAACCGAATGATTTAAATGGTTTGTCACGGGAATCAACGATCATTGTGGAAAATCCGATGATCGTGGCAAAAGAGCAGATGTTATCCTATATCGGAGAGCTTGAACCGTGCTTGCTGCAGCAGGTTGCGATAGCAAAGGTAATGCAGGAACCATTACTTGCACTGGCCATAGGAACTGGTATTGAAGAGAGTAGTGAGTATCTCGCCGTAGCAAACTATTGAAAAGCCAATGCAAAAATCGTACAATGTACATATTGAGATGAGGAGGCCAGTATGGATATTTACGATGAGATCCTTGGCGAGTACGAAGGAGAGACGACGAAATCGCCGATAGCGACGATATTAAATGACATCCGTGAGGCGGAGAAAAGAAACCAGGTGCCGCTTGAGCGGTTTACAAAAGAGCAGTATATCCAGTTGGTAAACGCTCGTATTTTCTCACGCTCCAGCATAGCGACGAGGTTGAGCAAGATCAAGCAAATTACGGAAAAGAAGTGTTCACGCTGCGGCATCTCGCAAACGGATGTTCTATTTGATTTCCCCACGCCGAAAGAGACGATCGAATATGCAATTGAGCAATATGTAAAAATCCTGTTTTCATCTTTTGGCGAATTCAACGAAGCACTAAAAAACAGGTTTGATTTGAATACGCATATAGGGCTGCGTTCCTATGTGTTCTGGGGATTGCTCTGGTGTGGGATACCGCATCAGAAAGTTGCCGGCATTCGAATGGAAGAAATTGATTTCCAGCACCAGAAGATTGGAGCTCACTATATACGGTATGAGATCATGAGTGCCGTAAAGAAATATTCAGAGATCAACAGCTTCGATGTGGGCAGAAATGAATTCCTTGAGATAGCAAACCGCGAGTATTTGTTTCCTGCGCTTAAGTATACTGGAGCGGAGCATCAAACGACCCTTTCGATACGCAATGCGTCTTATTTGCTTTTGGATAAGGCGGTCGGACACGATGGTTTGGAAATGAAGATACAAAATATGTCGTTTGACACTGTGCAGAAATCATCGCTGTTTGAACAGAAATTTGACATTGAGTCAAGTAAAGGCTCCGATAAGGAAGAACGCTTCCTTACGAATTTGTTCCCGCAGTATATGGTAAAAGCCAAAAGAACGCATGTCGCTCACGAATATCTTGTTTGGAAGAAAATGTACAGATGACAGGCAAGGGGAAAGGCACGAAAGTGCCTTTTCTACAACACAATCTAATTATCAGTTAATACTTAAGCGTTCAAGCTTTATGCTTGAACGCATCATGTGCCATTAGCTCAATTGGTTAGAGCGCTGGCCTCATAAGCCATGAGTGACGAGTTCGACTCTCGTATGGCGCACCATCCCCTTGTGGCGGTGCACAAGGTTACATTTGCGGTGCGGTGGATTTGGAACATCTGCTGTACGGACACACCGATATTGTCCTAGAAGATGCGAACGTGGCATCTGAAATGGGGGAAGTACCCAAGAGGCATGTCCTCGGTCAAACTTGCAGCCTGGAAGTTCAAGCTTCTGGTGTTTACATCGGATGCCTATTTACACAGGGCACTTGAGCGAACCTTGCATAGTGAAATCACTGCGCTACTTGCAGAACGAAAGTATCTATGCAATTATATTTTGCCATATAGTGGCAGGTCGGCTTTGTATTTCGTCCTCTGCTGACCAATCATACATTTGAACCTGCTGGTCATGAACAGTAGGCTCATGCAAGCGTAGCTCAGTTGGTAGAGCACCGCACCAGGAGGTATGTAGTAGGTTCAAATCCTACCGCTTGCACAATTTTTATGCCGTAATTAAATCTACGGTAACATGCTCGGTTATCCACAGCGGCCTGTGGAGCTGATTTGAAAGCAGATTACATCTATTGATATGTGAGGATCAACACCTCATCTGAGTGGCAAAAATGTTTTGAGGAGAAGGAAGCATAATGGACGATTTGATAAGCCGAAAGGCGCTGATAAGTAGATTTGAAAGGTATCAAAGCGATTGCGAAGAAGAAAACGACATTATAGCGGCACAAGTATTTGCGGATTGCATATGTGAATTGCAAGACGCCCCGGCCGTTGACGCCGCACCGGTGGTGTGGGCTGATGTAATTGGGTTTGATGGATTGTATCAAATCAGCAATTTTGGAGAGTGCAGGAACAACAAAGGCGTCGTGTTAAAGCAAGGTATTAAGAGAACTTCGGGCACTTGTTACAAGACGGTTAACCTTTGGAAAGATGGAAAGTATCACAAGAAGTATATCCATCGCATGATGGCAGAAGTGTTTATTGACAATCCGAATAATTATGAGTTCGTAAACCATAAGGACGAGGACGGGACGAATAACCATCTTAGCAACTTGGAGTGGTGCACGAGAGAATACAATGTCAACTATGGTACTGCAAAGGAGCGGAGAGCAAAGAAGATACGAGGCGTACCTCACACCAAAGAACACAAAGAGAAAATATCGCAAGGACTAAAAGCGTATTATTCTGAGCATGAGGCGTGGAACAAAGGTCGCCCCAACTGCGGAGCCAAGATGGACGGAGGGAATGACAATGATTAAAGGGAAATATGTCGCTACCATTGAGTTGAATTTCAATGTTGACGAAAGCACTGACGGATTACTTCCGTTTGAAACGTTGCAAGCGAAAGTAACAGGTGGAGAACTTGACAAGGCAATTGTGGCCGTCATCTCAGATGAGTTTGGGGAGCTTTGTTCTGTTGGATTAAACAAACAGTATGCAGACCTGTATCTGGTAGACGGAGGGAATGACAATGACTGATTTGAAGCCGTGCCCTTTCTGCGGGGGAAAGCCGGAAATAAGACCGGTTGGTGATTGGAAGCAGTATTACGCCGCATTCTGTTCTTCTTGCGGCAAAACGACTGTCCCGCACGATTGTGCAAGTCTCACTATATGGGGAGCACGGAGAGAATGGAACAGGAGGGTTGACAATGGCAAGGCTGATTGACGCGAATGCGCTGATTGAACGCCTGAAATTCAAACGTCGCTTGAATGGTAACATTCCAGATAAATGTGCTGGATACGATAGTGCGATTGCGCAGGCAAACAAACTGCCTTCCGTTGACCCGGTGCACGCGGCAGGCGCGTGCTACTGTCGGGAGTGCAATCACTTACTGCGCGACCTTTCGTCGAGGGAATATCATATGTGTATGCGTTTGATATTACCTAAAAAAGTTGATTTAGACGATTTTTGCAGCTACGGATGGCGGCGGGAGGATACAAAGTGAAAATTTTAGTAGCCTGCGAAGAAAGCCAGGCAGTAACGATTGAACTGCGGAGGCTAGGTCATGAAGCTTACAGCTGCGACATTGAGCCATGCAGCGGAGGTCACCCTGAGTGGCATTTGCAGGTGGACGCCCTGGAACTTTTGAAAATGAAATGGGATATGATTCTTGCGTTTCCTCCTTGTACCCATTTGGCTGTGAGTGGTGCAAGGTATTTTGAGCAAAAGCGCAAAGACGGACGGCAGCAGGCGGCAATTGATTTTTTTATGCGGTTTGCAAACGCAGATTGCCCAAAAATAGCGATAGAAAATCCGGTTGGAATCATGTCAACGGTTTGGAAAAAACCAGACCAGATTATTCAGCCGTGGCAGTTTGGGCATGGCGAAACAAAGAAAACGTGCCTTTGGCTGAAAGGGTTGCCGCCGCTCATACCGACAGAAATTGTTGAAGGACGGGAGCAGAGGATATGGAAAATGCCGCCGAGCGAAGACAGAGCAAAAAACCGGGCAAAGACATTCCCGGGAATAGCCCGTGCCATGGCAGAGCAGTGGGCTGGAGACATACGGGAGGGTTCACAATGCGAGAAATAGAAGTACATGAGTTTAAAAAAGTGCCGCGGAATTGCTCCACATGCCTGTACGGCGGAGGCATTGGATGCGGGAATGCGAATGTAGGAAAAGATTATCTGGCCTATTTATACGGATTACGAGAATGCCCGCATTATTGGCTCGACCAGAATCGCTTTGAACCTGTTGATGGTCGCAGATGGTAGGAGGATTGACATGGAGAGATTGACTTACAACAGCCAGCGGAGGAGGAAGTATGAGTAACTGTGTAAATAAAGAAACCTGTATTGAATATGCTAGACTTGGAGAAAACACAGAATGTTATCTTTGCCCTGATTATAAAGCGCCAATGTCCAACGCCGACCGCATCCGTGCGATGGATGATAAGGAGATTTCGGTTTTATTGAGCGCTGTAAAATTTAGGCGAGAATGTTTTATAAAAATACCGGATTTTTTGAGTATTCAAGATGCATACAAATGGCTCCAGCAGCCAGCAGAGGAGGCAGACCATGAAAGCAATTCCGAACCATAGGGCGAACGGTATTTGCCGGTACTGCAAGCGGCGCGCATGCGGCCGCCTCAAACGCTGGTGGCATCGGTGGTTCGTTTGCGAGGAATGGACATATTTTAGAGACTATTATGAATTTAGGAGATAAAGAAATGACGAACGTTGTACTTGTACGGCATGAAGGTGACTTTAGTTGCAGTGGATATCTTTTTGAAACACCTGTGGATTTGAAAAAGGGGCAGCGCGTGCGTGTGAAAACGCGCCGGGGCGAAGTGGATGCTATTGTCATTCATGATAGCGCCGAAGTTGATGATAGTGTGCTTGCCATGATGGCGACTGTCTGTCATGCAAAGATTCCGCTTGCGCCTGTGGTTGGTGTGTATTCGCTCATTCTGGTAGGAAAGGCCGAAAATGTGTGTGTGGAGGAAAATCGGTGAAAGCATAGCTGTTTGACAAAAGAAAAAAACGGCCGGCAAAGCCGACCGTAAAATACTAGTTTTTAGCCTTTGAGGAATTCCAAGATTTCCTCTGTAGATTTTCCGCTTTCTTCGAGGGCTTTAATAAGGTTCTCTCTTTTTTCCTTTTCAGCTTCTTTGGCGGCGCGTTTTTCCTCCTTGAGCTGTGCTTTTAACTCTTCTTTTGCTGCCTTTAAATCGGCTTCGAGCTTCAGGATTTTTTCATTGATCTTTGCAGCCTTTCCGGTATAAGTGACTTCTTTTTTGACTCCACGAGGCATAATTTACACTCCTTTTAAATCTGTGGTTGTTTTAAAAACAGTATACCACAGTTAATTATAAAAATAAACAAGAATTTACACGATCAGAGGGAAGAAGATGACTATTAAAGTAATTTGTAATCGTTGTGGAAAGGAGATTGATGCAAACACATATAGTTTTTCTTATCACCAACAGTTGGGATATGGCAGTGTGCATGATGGCGATGAATTAAGTGTAGATCTTTGTCCGGAATGTACCGATGAGCTAATTACATATCTTACGGAAGAATGTACAATTCCTCCGCTTGCAGAAGGTGATGCCGTCTAGCAGTTTTATATGTCATAGAAGTAATATTAACAGTAAATCAAAATACATAACAGAGGAGAATCGTTTAATGAAATTTGAAATGAAGAAGCCGATTTTTGAGTGTCCGTATTGCCATGAGAAAATTGAGGGTGACTATGCAGCGTACCAAGAACATGTTCAGGTATGCTATGAGAAAGACATGGCACGACAGAAGTTGAAGAATGAAAAAGAGATTCGTTTGAAGAAACTTAATGAAGATGCAAAAAAGTTTGAAGAGGATTATCATTGCCAACTTGTATATTCCAGCGATGTCTATGATCCGTTTCGTGTGTTTCGACAGATTATGGCATAGTGTTTAAATGTGAGAAATGCGGATTCGAATTTGATGAACCAGCCGTATTTATAGACGGTCACGGCCTCGATTCACCGCCATATGAAGTCTGGAATCTGTGTCCTTCATGCAAAAGCGAATGGATTACTACGATTTGTTTGGAACAAGAGGAGGACGAAGAGTGACAAGGTGGTTTTGGATATTGCTACATATTTTCAATAATGTTTGCTGGAAGCACGCTAAGTGGAATGGAGACAATTTGATTTGCGAAAAATGTGGAAAGCTGATTGGGTTTAAAGTTCCTGTGAATCGAGGCGGAAAAACGTTTTACTTTTATCCGACGACACAAGAAGGTCTTATGCATCAAACTGAAATTTGTGATAGGTATAAGCTGTTGAACATGACCAGCATCAATTTCGATGCCGATTATGATTGACATAAAATAATTAATTTATTAAAGGAGATTCAACTTGGCAGAAAAGAAAAAAACTCGTTTGATTGATTTGGTACAGACTCGTGGTTCGTTTAGTGTTTCTGGTCTTGTGACTGGGACCGACAAGGATAGTTTCTATGAGGATAAGCTTACACAGAGCACCAAGAAACCATTCCGATCAGTTAATTTTGGAGTGAAAATCGACAAAGATGGCAGCTCTGTATATACATACCTTAATGGTATGGAACGTAAGTCCGTGTATTATTCTCGCCGGGAAGACAAGGCAAAAGGGATTACAAAGGACACACAGGAAGTGGCATGGAAAGATCGGTATACTTTCGATAAAGAAGGCTATCGAATGATTGGCGTAAACGTTGGTGTCAAGAAAATTGTTGATAAGAAGGGAAATGAAGTCAACGACAAAAAAGTTCTTACCGAATTCGATGCATGTGAAGAGATTGGCACGAACTTGAAAGATGACGCAAGCGTTTTTGTAAAGGGAAATCTTGAGTTTAGTACATACAATGATAAGCATAATGTTCGTTTGGTACCCACCCAGGTAAGTTTGTGCAGACCGATTGACATGGAGGCAGAAGACTACACTCCAAATGCACAGTTTACTCAGGTGATCGTTTTTACCGGGATCGAACCAAACGAAGATAAAACGAAATTTACGGTATCTGCAAAGATTGTCAATTATGAGTCGATTGAAGATGCAGAGTTTGTCATCTATGATTCGAAATTGGCTACTGCATTCCGCAAGAATATTAAGCCTTATTCGTCCATCAAAGTTTGGGGAGATATTATTGTAGAACGCGATATTGAAGAGGTTGAGGAAGCCAGTGTTTGGGGCACTGCAAACAAAATGGAACGCGTAAATTCGCCTACGCAACGCTTGTTTGTGATTACTGGTGCGGATCCTCAGACAATTGATACTGAAGAATATTCGGAAGATAAAATTGACAAGGCAATTGCTAAAATTGCAGCATCAAAAAAAGCTGAAGACGATTACGGTAGTTCTAATTCGAATGGTGGCAACTGGGGCAAGAGTCTTGAAAGCAACGATGAATTGGATGATGATGAGCCGTGGTGAGCCAATAAATGATAGATAAAGTAATCTAAAAAGGTAGGTGCAATATGAAGAAAAGTTCAAAAAAATGTGATTATTTGGACCGTGAGAGTTTGATTGAATTTCTAAACGAGGATATGAAAAGAGCTGATTTTTGGGCTACTGTTTCGTTAATTGCGGCAGGATGTTCAGTCTTTTTCGCTGTTGCTAATATTATGAGACTTATATTGTGGAGTTAACACATGTAAATCCGCTCCCACAAATTCCATTTTTGGAATATGGGATGCAAGTTTTGATGTTGCGCCAGCTGTAACTTTTTGCGCTTCGGTTATTGCGATTTCTTGTATTTTAGACTCGTCATTTGTGATGTAGTTATTTTGAATTTGGCCTTGTTGCAAATGTGCATTATCATGTAGACGTAAAGTTTCATTGTAAATTAGATTTTTGGCTATGCTTGCATACTTGTGCGCCCTAACGGCAGAAATGACTGCAACAATAGCGGAAACGACTGCGGCAATACTTTCCACGCCAGTGAGAATGGTATTAATGTTGTTTAAGTCCATAACAAAACGTCCTTCGCGGTTATTTCTTTTGCTTAGCGCTACTTATATCCCATATTATAACACAAAAATTTATTGGAGGAACTAATTTGGCAAGATTTAGAAGTGGAAATGCAATTCAGAGTAAGATTCAGATGATTCTATTTGGCAATCCGTTCACGGGAAAGTCAACAATGGCGCTGCAATCTGCATACCTAAAGAACCCGGACGGCTCTCCGTTCAAAGTGCTGTACCTTGACCCGGAGAGCGGTAGCGTAGATGATTATCTTCCTACACTTGCAGAGAACGGTGTTGATATGCGGAATATCCTTATTGCATATACGCAGTCAATTACAGAAGTTTTGGAGTTTATTGAACGGGCCAAGAATGGTGAGGATTTTTACATTCCAGACGATGATGGAAATGAAACAGACGAAGTATATCTCGACAGTGACGGGAAGCCCTTCCGACCGGATATGATTGTGGTTGACGGCGCAAGCGTTTTGAATCTTACCACAAAAACAAGTATTGTTGAGTTTTCAAAAAAGAGAGCAAAGGTAAAAGCTGCTGCTGCTGGCCTTACTGGAGACGAAAAATTCGTCAAAATTGAAGGCGCGGGCATGGAACTTAAGGATTACCAGACGGTCAATTTTAAAGGACAGGAATTGATTCTTGATTTGATGGGTTCCGGCAAACACTACATCGTTACTGCGCGAGAAACGGACGAAAAGATCACAAAGGAAATCAATGGTAAGGAAGTCACTGTTGCTACTGGACGTAAAATTCCTGATGGCTTTAAGAATATGGATTACAATGCGAAAACCTGTATTCGTATGTATCGTGACGAAGATGATTATACGACGGTTCGCGCTTTCGTTGTGAAAGATCGTACCGGCATTCATAAGGCTGGAGATGATATCGAAGATCCGTCTTTGCTCGATTATCAGGATTTGATTGATAAAACCTCTGGAAATAGAGAATTTGTCATTAAGAACACTATTCACGAGGCAATCAAAACAGAGGAGCGTAAATATGCAGAGGAAATTGGTGTAGAACAGAGCGAAAATGAAAATGAGCCTGAGGAAAACACCAATGAAGCAGAGGTGCTGAGAGACAAAATTACAGGTATGATCAATTCGTTGTCCCCGGTACTGAAGCAAAAAGCCAAAAAAGCCGTTGCTGACGCAGGTTTGCCCACGGCAATGCGTACGGTTTCTGATGTAAAGGTTCTTCATCAAATCCTTAAAGTCGTTCAGGATATTGGGTGATTGTCGTGAAGATTACGCGTAAATGCGGAATCTGCGGGGAAGAAATAAATCTTGTGTTAGACATTCTGGACCTCGTTTACGATGAGAAAACAAAACGATTTTTACATGCCAAATGTGAAAAAGAAAGACTTCTCAGCCGAAAACGAGGCAGAATGCCTTCGGATGAGGTGGATTCGCTTGTTGAGAAGATGTCCGTTGATGCTCGTGAAGCAATCGCAAAGTGTGTAACGCAAAAACGAAGATCGACAGGAAGCAGAAATAGGGAGAAAAATACTTCAGATAACCCCAAAAGATTGCTTACAGACTATTTGTTGTATACGTATGATTTGTCATGTATGCCTAAATACATATATGTAAAATTGGCCAGTGTGTACAGCGGAAAATATGAGGGATTAAAAAAACCATGCCCTCCTGAAGATTTGCTCGATATGTGGCAGCGTAAGCAAGCTTACCTTAATCGCGTGTATGAATACAACAAGCAAAAAGGCAATTGTATGGATTCAATACAACGCATTAGTTATGATTTGGCGATACTATTGAGCAGATATGATGGTTACTTGGAATGGAAAGAAAAGCAATCCCTTCTGGGAGAACAACAGCAAGAGTCCGCGAATGTTATATACGAAAACATTATACCACGTGCAAACAAACCCAATCGCCACAAAGGCGACGTATCAATTGCTGATGTACTCGACGAAATTTGAATTTCGGGGGGGGGTGAGAAAATAGAAGAAACGGTATCGAATATTACCAATGAAATTATGGTTGTTGGTTCAATTTATCGTAACCCTGATCTTATCGTTGAATATAGTCAGTATATCAAAAGCAAATATGATTTTTTCGATGAAGCCACACGTTTCTTTTATGAGTGCGCAGTTACAATATTCGAGACACGCTCTCAGGCTTTGAATAAAACAGTTGTAGTAACATTCATGAGCGAAAATCAGGAGCGTCTTGCGCAGTATAAACTTTTGCGTGGTTGGAAAACAATCGCGGACTGGATGCAGCTTGCTGTTATAGATGATTTTAAAAATTATTTTGAAGTACTGAAAAAGTATTCCTTGCTTCGAGAATACCAGCGAAATGGTTTTAATATTGAGAAGATCATGTCGCACAAGTTGTTCGAAAAGTTTACTGCGTCCGATATTTACCGTATGATTCGCTCTAAAGCTGATCGGATTAATACTGTGATTTTGACGAATGACAGTGCGGAAATACTAAACAGCAATATAAAGGATACGCTGCATCATTGCATGGAAGCTCCCGATATGGGGTTGTCAATTCCGTTCCCAATTATGAATGATGTTTTTCGCGGCCTGAAAAAGAAGTCGGTTATGGCGGTTGGTATGCTCAGTAATGCGGGCAAAAGCAGATATATGGCAAAACTCATTGCATATATCACGCTTGTGCGTAAGGAAAAGGTTCTGGTTATGCTCAATGAGATGACTGTAGAAGAAATGCGATATGCACTTATCACAACAGTGATAAACAATCCCGAATTTCAGCAGTTGCATGGTATCAATCTGAATAAACAGGAAAGAGAAATCACTTTAGGTCTTTACAAGGACAAAAACGGAGAATTCATTTATCCTGAAAAAGATGATTGGGGTGATGTCACAGAGCCGATTGAGCATTACATCGAGCGTGTATCAAAGCTGTCATCTGAATATAACGATATCATGCATATCGCTGAATGGATTGAAGACCAAACACAGGGGCTGATTTTTACCAAGGATGTTTCAATGGCTTATGATGATAAAACTCTTGAATTTGAAATACGAAAAGCAAGTATGACGCAAGGCATTGAGTACGTTTTCTATGATACCATGAAAAACGATATCGCGACAGTTGGAGATTGGGCGGCAATGATGGTAAGCGTTACTAAGATCACGGAAATATGCAAGCAGCTGAATATGTTTGGCTATTTGTCCATTCAGCTTACTGACGATGCCAATTATATTGAACCGGATGAACTTGTTTCCAATCAAATCGCGAACTGCAAGGGATTGAAACGTGTGCTGCATACATTGTTGTTATGTAAGGAGATACCGCCAAATAAGTTTTCGAAATATGGGTATATTGCTTCTGAGACGGATTGGGGAGAACCGGCAAGACATGATTTAAATCCTAATAAAAGGTATTATGTCTTTAATATTGATAAAAACAGGTTTGGTACAAAGCCACATCTTTTGTTTGAAGTCGATTTAAACTTGAACACATGGATCGAGGTCGGAGAGCTTGTAAGAAAGTGAAGGTGAGCTTTTATTGAAGTTCAAGACCTGAAGAATTATATTCTTGAGAATAATCAAATTGAAACAGTTTTAGAAGAGCTTGGGTGCCACCATATAACGCACAAAGGAGGGTACTATTCCTGCGGAAATCCAGATGGAGATAATAAATCAGCAATTACGGTATACGAAAATGAATTTATCTCAGTCGTAGATTACACGAGAGATATACCAAAGGTGGGCAACAGCTCAGACTTATTTTCTCTTGTACAGTTTTTTAAAAATGAATCCTTCTTTCAATCAATAAAAATGGTATGCGAGTGGATTGGAATCGATTATTACCATGATTTTGACGCCGATCTTCCTGCCAGTATACGAATTGCACAGGAGATTATTGAACTTAGTGGTGATATTGAAAAGGATTATGACAGTAAACCATTGCGTCCAATCAGTGAGAATGTTCTTTCGTATTACATGCCGTATGTAAATGATTTGTTTTTCAAGGACAATATTGATTATGGCACGCAGGCTAAATTTGAGGTTGGATATGATGAACAGACAAACCGGATAACAATCCCAATCCGGGATGAAATCGGTACACTGGTTGGCGTGAAAGGCCGGATGTTTGGGAAGGCTCAAAAGGATGGAGAACTGAAGTATTTATATATTGAGCCAACCAATCGATCAAAAGTGTTATATGGTCTCAATCATACATACGATGCAATTCAAAGGGCGCATAAAGTTTATGTAGGGGAAGCAGAAAAAAGCGTCATGCAGCTTTGGAGCATGGGCATGTGCAATGCAGTCGCTACTGGCGGTAAAAAGGTGTCTCGACAGCAAATTGATATGCTCACACGTTTGTGTGTAGATGTCGTGTTCCTTTTTGATAAAGATGTGTCGCGAGAAGAGCTTGATACATTGGCGGGGCGATTTATTGATGAGATGCACGTGTATGCTGTTATTGACACCGTAGGTATCTTGGAAGAAAAAGAAAGTCCAACCGACGATCCGAAAAAATTTAAAAGGCTTATTTCAGAGTGCATAAAAAGAATAAAGTAGGTGACATAGAGCTGGATTACGAGCTTATTCCTGGAAGCAGAAATGATGTTACGAATATCGAATTTACAATATTAAAGAATAGAGGCATAGAAAACCCAAAAGAGTATCTTTCTTTGAAAAGTGACTGCCTGATTCCGTACCAAGATCTTGAAAACATAGACGTGGCTGTTAGTTGTCTGCTTGGTCATTTGGACGATGAAATTCATGTTGTCGTAGATTGCGATGTTGATGGTTATACATCTGCTGCGATGCTGATTTCATATTTAAAAGATCAGAAGAAAGATATAAATATTACATATCACCTGCATAGCGGAAAACAACATGGTCTTCAAAGTGATATTGAAATACCAAAATCTGCCCGATTGGTGATTGTCCCTGATGCTGGCACGAACGATATTGAATCATGTAAGGCATTAAATGAAGCAGGAATAGATGTAATAATTCTTGATCACCATATTGCTGAAACTGAAAATCCATATGCAGTTATTGTAAACAATCAGACATGCGGATACGCCAATAAAGAATTTAGCGGCGCGGGGATTACATACAAATTTTTGCAAGCGATTGATGAAGAATTGTGGACGTCATTTGCAGATAAATATATTGACCTTGCGGCCATTGGGAATGTCGCTGATGTGATGGATATGCGCTCCTATGAAACAAAGTATATCGCGGACAAAGGTATAGCATTGATTTCAAATCCTCTTATAAAGCAGTTGTGTGAGCAAAATAGTTTTAAAATCAAAGCGGATCCGACAATACATGACATTCAATTCTACATTGTGCCGGCTATTAACGCGGTGATCCGGGCAGGAAAATTGGCAGAAAAGGAACTTATGTTCAGAGCTTTGCTCGGAGAGTATGAACCCTTTAAATATAAGAAACGCGGTGAAAAAGAAGCAACGGAGGAAAGCATTTGTGAAAGAGTTGTTCGTCTTGCCACTAACATAAGAAACCGCCAAAGCAAGGCGTGTAAGCAAGGCCAAGATGCCATCCGTGATTTTATAGAGCGGTACAACCAGCGTGAAAATAAGATTCTTTTTGTCAATGTGACCGGGCTTCTTGACGAAGTATACACTGGTCTGACGGCAACACGAATCGCTGAAGAGTATACGCGGCCATGTCTGCTCCTTCGTAAGCGGAATGAAGATGAGAACTTGTATGGTGGCTCTGGGCGAAATATCAACAACGGTTCAATCGATAATTTGAAATTGTTTTTGGAATCAACGGGATGCTTTGAGAGCATTATGGGACACGAAAATGCCTTTGGGGTTGAAATCAAAAAAGAAAACATTCCCAAAGCAATTCAATCGTGTAATGAGAGATTGAAAGACAGCCCAATCTTGAAGTCGTATAAGTGTGACTTTGTCATTGGCAATCAGGAGCTTACTTTCCCTTTTATCAAGAAAATTGATGGAATGTCCAGATGTTGGGGACAAATGGTTGAGGAGCCGTACATTGCGGTTGAAGGTGTTCATCTTGACAAAAAACAGGTTTCACTTATAGGAAAGCAAAGCAATACTCTGAAGTGGAAAGACGAGGAAACCGGAGTTGAGTTTGTCAAATTCTCGTGCAATGAAACAGATCCAATCTATCAGGCACTCAACGATCCATATGATTCAACGGCAAGCTTTGATATTAATATCGTTGGCCGCGCGTCGATCAACGTTTATAAGAGCATGGCGACTCCTCAGTTTATCATTATAGAATATGAGGTGTTGTGATGTACAGCTCTCTTCACAATCATTCTGAATTTTCTGTACTTGACGGATACGGACATCCGCAAGAATATCTCGAACGAGCAAAGTCGGTAGGACTTAATGCATTTGCAATAACCGAACACGGCAATGCATATAGCTGGATTTATTTTGATGAACTAAAAAAGAATTATCCTGAAATCAAGATGATTTATGGTGTTGAGCTGTATGAATGTTTTGACATGTCAGTGAAAGACAGCAATAGTAAATACTTTCATCTTGTGGCTCTTGCTAAAAATGAGCGCGGTAGAGTGGCTCTCAATGAAATTGTCACACAAAGCAACTTTGAAGGATTCTATTTTAAACCGCGAATCGATTTAGCGCATTTAAGACCATATGCGGATGATCTTATTATTTTGTCTGCGTGTTTGGCATCAAAACTCGCCAGAGAATCAGACTATGGCCAGTGTGTTAAGTATATCAATGAGTACAAAAGCACATTCCCTAATTTCTTTCTTGAAATGCAAAGTCATAATACAGATGAACAGCGCCGATACAATCAAAAAGTGTTAGAACTGGCTGAGGCAACAAACACAGAGTTTGTTATTACTACGGATAGTCATGCTGCGACGAAGGATGATTTGTACTATCAAGCACGTCATGTTCAAATTGCTCACGACGATGAAACCCTGACAGAACTGTACGATGGCTGCTACATTCAGTCAGAAGCTGAGATTTATGAGGTTATGTCCTCTCAAATTGGAGAGGAGAACGTAAAGCTTGGCCTTGCAAGCACCAATAAGGTTGCCGATATGATAGAAAATGTGGATATGCCATTTCAGGCACCGCAACTTCCCACATATCCGTTGCCAGATGGATTTGAAGACAATCTTTCCTACCTCAAACATCTTACGGAGAAAGGATGGGAACAAAGAGGTTTCGATAAGCTCAGCGGCGCTGCACAAAGAATAAGGGAGAAACGGCTTGAATATGAACTTGGAATTATTCACCAAATGGGGTTTGATGGATACTTCCTTATTGTGTGGGACTTCATTAAATATGCGAAAGAGAATGGACAGGCGGTAGGAGACGGCCGTGGTTCTGGCGGCGGCTCTATTGTGAATTTTTTGCTTGGAATATCAGAGCTTGACCCTATTGAAAATGATTTGATTTTTGAACGCTTCTTGAATCCGGAGCGTGTAAGTATGCCAGACGTCGATTGTGATTTCTCGAATCGTGAGTTTATTGTTGATTATCTTACGCAAAAATACGGAGAAGACCACGTATGCCAAATCATTAATTATTCGTATATAACCCCTATCGTGGCAATCAAAGATGTAGGAAAAGTACTTGGCATTCCGTATAGCGTCTGCGATCGAATAAGTAAAAAATTCACGTACAAGACGTTTGAAGAGTGTATTGAAAATAATAAATCACTACTCGATGATTATAGTGAATACGATGAGCTTTTCCGAATAGCTTCTCATATTTCCGGACGGTTGCGCAACGTGAGCATACATGCTGGCGGAGTTGGCATTGTTGATGCAAAAATTACAGATTATATGCCAATGAAACTTGGAAGCAAAGGCGAACATGTCATTCAAGTCGATAAGAAAAAGGTTGAGGAAATCGGAATCATCAAGTTCGACGTACTTGGTGTTTCAACCCTAGCGGTTGTTCAAGAGGCAATGAAAGACATTGGACTGTCAGAATGGGATCTTAGCGTAAACAATCCTGAGTTCGCGAATGACACGGCAATGTACGAATTGCTTGCAAGCGCAAGGACAAATGGCGTGTTCCAGGTTGAAAGCAGCGGTATGCGCGATTTGCTTTTGAGGTTGAAACCGACAAACCTCGAAGATGTTTCGGCCGTGCTGGCACTGTATCGTCCAGATAGCATGGGTGCTCTTGAAGACTATATCAATCGCAAAAACGGTGAAAAGGCAATAACCTACATCCATCCCGACATGGAACCGATTTTGAAAAAGACTTATGGTTGTATGATTTATCAGGAACAGCTCATGGATGTTGTCAGGAAATTTGGAGGCCGTAGCTACGGAGGGGCTGACAAGTTTAGAAAGGCTATCGGCAAAAAGAATATTGAACTTGTAAAAGAAGAGTCTGAGAAGTTGTATGGAGAAATTATTGCAAACGGATATCCTGAAGGGATTGCAAAACAAATCAGCGATGATCTCAAAGAAAAAGGCGGATATCTTTTCAATAAATCGCACTCTGCGCTTTACTCCATTCTAACGCTCAAGACTGCGTATTTGAAAGCGCACTACCCGGAATACTTTTTTAAGGCGTTACTCAACCAGAACCGCAATGATTATGGCGTAATAAATAAGTACATCATAGACACAAAGGCGTTTGGCATTAGTGTATTGCCTCCCAATATCAATCGGTCAGAACGATATTTTACGGTGCATAACTCTAAGATACTGTTTGGTCTTGAGGCCATCCGAGGGGTTGGGGAAAAGGTTGTAGCACAAATTTTAGAAGAACGTAAAACGAATGGGCCATTCACGGGGCTTGAAGATTTTATCACGCGTGTTTCTCCGTCCACTGCGGTGGTGGTATCGCTCATAAAAGCCGGCGCGTTACCATGCAAAGACAAACGTGAGTTGTTGGAGCGTTATGCGCAATCACTTTTTGAGCAGAAAGAATACACACCGGTAAAAACCATTTACACGCATAAAGTCATGCTCAATAAATATGGAATTGATTGTTCGGTGATTAAAGGCAAGGAAGAACGCCTGGCTTTGCTTAACAGTAGAAAACGCATTGAATTTTATACCTATCAGGAACAAAGACGCATGAAAGAGATGCATGAGTTTGAAGAAAAGTATATGCAGAACGAAGCGTTTTGGGAATTTGAGGCGTTGTCCATTTTTCTTGGCGTCAATCCATTCGAATACGCATATCAGTACATCAATGTGGATTATGATGAAGCTGCCCCTGATACCAATGTAACAATCGTAGGTATCATTGCCAATGTTCAAAAGAAGAAGGACCGAACAGGAAAACAGTTCGCTTTTTTGAATATGTACTCTGTGTTTGGTTTAATGGAGGTTGTTTGCTGGCATACACAATTCAAACAGAATGAAGATATTATCAACAGAGGTGCTCAAGTGGCAATGCTGTGCAAAAAAGGAAGCGATGAAAAGCTTACGGCAGTAAAAGCAATTAAGCCATATACACAGTGGTTAAAAGATAGAAAAATATCAGACATTTAGTGTCGGAAAGGAGTAGCAAGTATTTCTGAAAGATTAAAATTTACAATTGTCCCTCAGATACAGCGATACTATGGCAATGACTTTGGAGTATATGTTTTTTCAACAACTGATGATATTCCAAAATTTGACGAGCGCGAGGTTTCGCCTTTTGACGATGAAGAAGCAACCCAAAAAACAAAATGGTCAATTCTAGCTGGCAATATGCAGCAGTTAACAGTCGGCCAGGAGTATGACGTTGAAGCGGAATTGGTATTCAATAAGAAATATAAATCTTATCAGTATAAACCGTACGTGGTGATTTCAAAGCGGCCATCTACGAGGGAAGAACAGGAAAAGTTTTTACACGCATTACTGACTAATAGTCAGGCAAATGCTCTTATCTCTGCTTATCCCAATATTGTAAATGAAATTATAGAGGGAACGGATAATGTGGATTTGCAGAACGTCAAGGGAATAGGATACGCAACATATGAGCGTATCAAGGATATGGTGCTCAGCAATTATGTGATTTCCGATATTCTTTCTCTTCTTCAGCCACTTGGGGTCAGTTATAAGATGATTCAAAAGCTATTGTCCGGAGAGCCTAATCCATCGCTTCTCAAAGCGCAATTGCTGGATAATCCGTATATCATGACACGCATCAGAGGGCTTGGCTTTAAGCGTGTCGATGGTCTTGCGCTCAAATTGAATCCACAAATCATTGATTCGCCTAAGCGTGCGATAGCGTTCGTTAAATGGTTCCTGAATGAATCAGCTGAAACAGATGGTAATACTTGGGTCACAGTTGATGTGCTCGAACAAGCTGCAAAAGATAATATCCCGGAATGCAAGGATGCATATTGCAGGTTAATATCTCAAGAACGGCAGAGTGAAATGCTCCTTCATTTTGATGGTGCCAAAGTTGGGTTGAAGCGGTATTTTGAGTTGGAGACAGGCATTTATGACATTTTGAAGGAAATCGATTCATACAGCGATGATTGGAATCTTGATGCAGAAGACGCTGTTGGCGAAGCAGAACATGACCTTGGCTTCACTTTTACTGAGGAACAACGTGCGGCGGTCAGGAGCGCCTTGAATCGTAACTTTTCGTGTATTTGCGGATTTGCAGGCACAGGTAAGTCCACATTGCTTAATGCGATTGTAAAAGCGTACAAATATAAAACGGTGTCGTGTTGTGCTTTATCGGCTAAAGCCGCGCAAAGAATCGTAGAAGCCACTGGGCATAAAGCGTCTACGATCCATCGGTTGCTTGGGTGGAACGGAAAGTCATTTATCCATGACAACAACAATCCGCTTGCGGCTGATGTTGTTATTCTCGATGAGGCGTCAATGGTAAATGTCGAGTTGTTCTATGATCTTATCAGAGCTGTGAAGACGGGCGGAAGGCTTATTGTGTGTGGAGACAATCGGCAGCTCCCTCCGATTGGTGCTGGCAATGTGTTCAGTGATGTGCTTGATAAAACGAATGTATTCAATATTCTTATGCTTACAAAGGTCATGCGCCAAGCGCTAGACTCTGGAATTTTGATGGATGCTAACAAAATTCGTATGGGGATAAATCCAATTAAAGAGCCGGAGCTGAAAATTGTAAGCGGCAAACGTGAGGATATGGTTTACATGTTTCGTGACAGCAATGAGGCCATTCAAAACATAGCAATCAAAACGTTTCTCTCTACGGCAGAAAGAGAAGGAGCGGATAATGTGGTGATCGTAGTGCCCAGAAAAAAAGATTGTCCGAACTCAACGACTGTGATGAACAAAATCATTCAGGACGAGTTGCTGCCGGCATCTGAGCACAAAGAGCATATCGATTATGGCACAAAAACATTTCGCATTGGTTCAAAGGTCATTCAGCGTGAAAACAACTATGATAAGAATGTTTTCAATGGTGAGACAGGATATGTCACGAGCATTTTTGAAGATGGTGAGGGTGATGAAAGAACTCAATGTTTTACGGTTGAGTATTCATCCGGTGGAGATAAGAAGCTTATTACATACAAAAGAAGCGAAATGGGCCAAGTGGAACTCGCATATGTTCTTACAGTTCATCTTGCTCAGGGCAGCGGATATAAAACTGTAATTGTGGCAATTGATACCACACATTACATTTTGTTGGATAGCTGCTTGTTGTATACCGCGCTTACGCGCTCAAAAGAACGCTGTTTATTGCTTGCGCAGCCGAAAGCGTTTCTAAGGTGCATTCATAATAATAATTCTATTTCGCGCCAGACATGGCTTAAATTGATGTAATTGGAGGACTAAAGATTTGCGTACACTGGCAAGTATTAAGGAAATTGCAGCACTGCATCCGATTGAAGGGAAAGACCGTATTGAGCTTGCGATCATTGATGGATGGAGTGTTATCGTAAAGAAAAACGAATTTCAGGTTGGCGACAAATGTGTTTATTGTGAAATTGATTCGGTACTACCTGAGAAGCCCGAGTTTGAATTTTTAAGAAATAAGAACTTCCGAATCAAGACGATGAAAATGGGCGGCGTTATCAGCCAGGGCATTTGTTTTCCGTTGAGTATTCTGCCGGAAAGCGAGTACAAAGTTGGTGACGATGTTACAGACATCATGGGTGTTAAACAATATGAACCTACCATGGACAGAGAGCCGAAGTCACTTGGTGAAACGCAGCTTGATTCAAAAAAGTATCCAAAATGGCTCATGAGGTTCAAATGGTTCAGGAAGCTCGTGCGTCGCTACGACAAGCGCGGATCGAAAGCTTTTCCGGCATTCGTACACAAAACAGACGAAACACGCATTCAGAACATTCCTTTTATTCTAAAAGAAAAGCAGCCATTTGTTGCTACGGAAAAAATTGATGGACAAAGCGGAACATTCTGCCTTGAACGGCACAAATCTAAGATACCACTCATTAAAGATAAGTTTGAGTATATGGTTTGCTCTCGGAATCTGCGTTTGTTTAACAAAGACAACTCTTCATACTGGTCCGTGTCAGACCGATACGACATTGAAAAAGTGCTTAGAAAGCTTATCGGGAATTTTGATTGGATTGCCATTCAGGGAGAATGCATTGCCCCCAATGTACAAGGCAACAAGTACAAAGTTAAGATTCCGGATTTATATGTGTTTAATATCATCACTCCAGAAGGGCGTATGAGTTCTTTGAATGCCAAAAATATTTGCGAAGCGAATGGTTTGAAGTTTGTTCCAATTATTGACACCAGCTACATTCTTCCGGATAAAGTAGACAAAGTGCTTGAATATGCGCATGGAAAGAGCGCGCTCGGCTCGACATTGCGCGAAGGGATTGTTTTTCGTTCGCAAGATGGAAAAGTAAGCTTCAAGGCTGTAGATCCGCTGTTTCTAATTAAATATGATGAATGAGGTTTGTTATGAAAACTCTTATTCTTCAGGAAGGCAATAAGTGATAAAAAGCATGTGTGAAAAAATATATAAAGACGAATCAGTGAAGGCTCGAACAGAACAGTTTTGTCCATGCCGGCACAACATCAAAGTCGTATATGAACGAGATTGGATAAATGATACTGAAGACAAAATTCCGGTATGTGTCGAAATTGATGGTGTGCATATTGAGACTGAAAACATTACAACAATGCTAGATAGAGTAAGGGACCAAGAAATGGGATTTGTTTATTGCGCGCTTATAGTATTTGGAGTTGCACTTATCGTCATTCTTATAGCGATAGTAATTTTCGCAGTGACTGTTTTACCTTTTGTTTAACGCTATTATCGAAAGTATGAGAGAAATCAGAGAGATAATAGAAGCTATAATATCTGTCCACTTGTCCGCGATGTATTTTAGTATGGATTTATAATAAGACTCTCTCCACTTTAATCCAGTATACGACAGATGTACCCCTATTGGGTTCGGTACGCCCATTTCATATGTGAGGTAGCCTTCTTTTACTAAGTAGCTCATTGCAGCACGCACATCGGCCGAGTTCATTTCGATGTCCTTCGCGAAATCCTCAATGAAAATATTACCAGATGAAGTTATAAAACTACACCAGTATTCAGTACCCTCTCCAGCTGAAATCATTTTATCTAAAATTTTTTTGCATACCTTATCCATTGGATCACTGCCTTTTATACCTTTTTTAAAAGCATATCACATTTAAAGTTATATGAGAAGATACAAAACAAGATAGGAGATAATTTCAGTTTGAAAATTGATGTATTGATCTACAGCATAGACACAGATGAAGAGTGTATTCCAAGAGATATGCCGATGGAGCGCACTATCAAGATTAAGGAATTTCGTCCCTGTTGCCGGGAAGTTGTTAAAGCAAAAAATGTTGACATCAAATTTGCTGAGCCTGAAGATGAAACGCCCACTTTGGTGCTCATTAACAGGCATGTGGATTATTCGTGGGGCGATACGTTTGATTGGGAGGAATATCAAAAGATCAAATTCTGCCCGTTTTGTGGCAAACCAATTGAAATCAATGTGTTAAAAGAAATTCCGATTGCACAGGTGTATGACGCATTGAAAGAACGCCGAGATTTGATTCTTGAGCAAGTTCGAAAGACTGACAGTAAAAGTGCGTGCAGTCAAATGGAAAATGAAATTAAGGAAATCGATAGAAAGATGGACTGGTATCTGGAGGATAGCAGTATCCACGATTTTGTAATATATGAACTATGATGGGAGGAATATATGAATATAAATTTGAATGATAATTTGACAGATGAAGAAATCGATCAATTGGTTAAAACGCGAAACGAACTTACGTTGAAGATTGATTCGCACTTCAAAAAAAAGAAAATCGCAAAAATAAACAACAACAAAAAATACATTGGAAAGTGCTATAAGGATACGAGAGCAATGGACCACATTACTTATATGAAGGTTATTGGAGTTGTGATGAATAATGAATATAGAGTAAATGTGATTGCTTTTGAAACACCGTTCAAATTTTTTGCTGATGCTCCAGATTCTACACTTTGCGGAGACGAACTGATTTGGACAGAGGACTTTGGATTGTTTTGTTTTGATGTTGCTCATGGTGAAGGCCGTGTGATTGACAATCTTGAAGAAATCAGCTCTGAAGAATGGTTTAAAGCGCTTGATGATTGTGTTATGAAAATCCGGTGTTACTGATGAATTTCAATAGTATGCTGGCAATACTATTAGCGCTTATTGCTGGTGTGATGGCATATCAGATTTTGGATTATGAGAAAGAGCGAATTTATACTACTACTGGTAAACATGTTGATTTCAAGGGCATTTTCAAATACATAGTTGATGATATTTTGCTCACACTTGGTTGTGATGGCTACTATGAATATGACTCCGAAGAGGAAGAATTGGGCGATGAGGACAATGAAAATTAAAACACCCAAAAATCAAGAGATTGTTCAAACCACTTATATGAATGGTTTTGACAATAATCCCACGCATGTTATTACCTACAATAAAATTACTGGGATGTATATTTTTTATCGTGTAAATAGTGATGCCTCGCTTGACAAGCTGGATTCCGGTAGAACACCAATTTTTGATTACAGATAATGGAGGAGGAGAAATAAGGTCGTTTGAATTTAAGTAGAGAACTGTATAGAAAAGAGCGAGCTAAAGCCGAAGTCAATCGGATGGTTCAAAGATATGATTCTGAATGTGGCAAAGTTCATACATACAAAGTAGATCCGGAAATTTTGAAAGACTATTATCCCGGAAGTGAACTGCCTGGAAGCAAAATTGAAGCTGGAAACGATACGTCTGAAAAAGAAAAACAGAAAAGGGGAAAATGGTAATTGGAAGTCGAGCTTGTTGCACACACACCAGACCCAGCATGGGTTATTGAACAGGCAGCTAGTGTTTGTTATGACAGTATACCTACTAGAGAATGTAAGCTTGTAATGCAGTGTTACCGCAGCGGGCATCACAGCGTGCTTGAACATGCGAGTTTTACTTTTAAAATTAGCGGTATATCGCGTGCGTGTAGCCACCAACTTGTGCGCCATCGTATGGCGAGCTATTCTCAGCGCAGCCAGCGGTATTGCGGCGAAGATGGATTTGGATATGTGACTCCTCCTTCGATCGAACTGTCATCGTATCATGACTCAATTGAAAATGCGCTGGATGAATATGTGCATTTAAAAAACAGCATGGGCAGGCCTGCGGAGGATGCACGTTATGTTTTACCCAATGCTTGCGTCACTGCGATCTATGTGACAATGAATCTGAGAAGCTTGATCAACTTCATGCGTGAACGCCTTTGCAATCGTGCGCAGTGGGAAATCAGAGAAGCAGCAAAAGAAATGCGCAAGCTTGTTGTTGATGTTATGCCGCAGGCGGATGAAATGCTTCGTCCAAAGTGCGAAGCGCATGTGGATTATCCGTTCTGTCCAGAACATAAGAGCTGCGGCAGACATCTTACACTGAAAGGAGTGTACAGGACTGAGTAATACAGTAGAACATCCGTCTCACTACAATATTGGGAAGTACGAAGTCATAGATGTAATAAATGATTGGAGGCTGAACTTTCAGCTCGGTAATGCGATAAAATACATAGCCCGCGCCGGCCGCAAAGATCCGTCTAAAACCGTAGAGGATCTTGAAAAGGCTAGGTTTTATATAGATTATGAGATCAATGGACTGAAAGGTGGTGGTGAAAAATGAAGATCGTGTTTTACTCAACGCGTTGTCCCCAATGTCGGATACTTGAAAATATGATGACTCGAGCGAAAATTGAATACGAAGAGTGTAATGACATAGATGTAATGAACAGCAAGGGGATTATGTCTGTACCGTGTCTTGAAGTTGATGGCAATATAATGGACTTTAAGAGTGCATTTCAATGGGTAAAGGGAATAGAGGCATGAACTACAAAAAGGAATTAAGACGATATCAACCATATCTTGACTATATCAAAGAATACAGTTGTTCTTTGAATGCTGCTTCAGGTAGTAAAGTGGATGCTAATGCAAATGTTGAAAATAAAAATGTTACGACACTTACTGGTGAGTTGTATAAAAAAGACGGTATTGGCATTAATCGATTGCGGATGTATCAGAAGCTGGCAGAAATGTTTGGTGAAGAATATGCGGAACGGTACATTGATCAACTGGAAAATCACGAGATTTATAAGCATGATGAAACAAATCCGTTACTTCCGTATTGCGTAAGCATTACAATGTATCCATTCCTGTTCGACGGGCTGCGTAATCTGGGAGGCGGAAGTGGCGCGCCGCACAATCTTGATTCATTTGCTGGATCATTCATCAATTTGTGTTTTGCGATTGCGTCGCAATTTGCAGGTGCGGTTTCTACGCCAGAGTTCTTGTCCTATATGGATTATTTTGTGCGCAAAGAATATGGCGACGATTATTATCTGCACGCAGACACGGTAGTGGATCTTTCTTCGCGCAGAAGGACAATTGACAAGGTGATTTGCGACAAGTTTGAACAGATTGTTTATTCGTTGAATCAGCCTGCGGCAGCGAGGAGTTTTCAGAGTATATTTTGGAATATTGCATATTTTGATAAGCCATATTTTAATGGCCTCTTTGAAAATTTTGTATTTCCGGATGGAAGTGCAATGAAGTGGGACTCCGTTTCATGGTTGCAAAAACGATTCATGAAATGGTTCAATAAAGAAAGGTGCAAACAGATACTCACATTCCCCGTTGAGACGCTAAATCTATTAGACGACGGAGAAAACTATGTCGACACAGAATGGGCTGACTTTGCAGCCGAGATGCTTTCGGAAGGCCACAGCTTCTTCAATTATCATAGCAGTAGCGTTGATTCGCTGGCATCATGCTGTCGGCTAAGAAATGAACTGCAGGACAATACATTTTCATTTACTCTTGGCGCTGGCGGTGTATCAACTGGCTCTAAATGTGTCATTACAATCAATATGAACCGTCTTATTCAAAATGCAGTAAGAAACGACAAGGATATCAAGGTTGCTCTTTCTGGACAGGTTGATGATGTCCACAAGTATTTGCTGGCATACGATGCGTTGTTGCAGGACTCGTTTAATGCGAAATTACTGCCGGTATATGACGCTGGCTATATATCTCTGGAAAAGCAGTTCTTGACAATCGGAATTAATGGACTTGTAGAGGGCGCTGAATACCTTGGTTACAGTATCAGCCCCGACGACAATGAGTACTGTAATTTTGTAAACGAATTGTTGTCGGTGATTTATCAGAAGAATAAAGCCGCGCGTACATCCGATGTTATGTTCAACACGGAATATGTGCCGGCTGAAAACCTTGGGGTGAAAAACTCTAAATGGGACAAAGAGGGTGGGTATTTCTCTCCCAGAGAATGTTACAATAGTTATTTCTATTTAGTGGATGATGTTGACACAACTCCGATTGACAAGTTCATTCTGCATGGTAAAACGATGACAGGAAACTTGGATGGAGGCGCGGCGCTTCATCTTAATTTAGACGAACACCTTTCTAAGGAGCAGTACAAACACCTGATGAAGGTGGCAATTAAAACCGGTTGTTCTTATTGGACAGTAAACGTGCCAAATACAATTTGCAATGACTGTGGCCACATCAGCAAACATCATCTTGACCACTGTGAAAAATGTGGAAGCAAAAATATAGATTACGCGACGCGCGTAATTGGATATTTGAAACGTGTTTCAAATTTCTCTGAAGCGCGTCAGAAAGAAGCAAAAAAGCGATATTATGCAAAAGCTTAAATATGCTGGATACGACATTGTGTTTCAAGAGGTGCCAGGCGAAATTAGTTTGGCAATTAACATAACAAATTGTCCGTATCATTGCAGCGAATGCCATTCTTCATATCTTGCAAATGATTTTGGAGATTTTGTAGATGACGATATCGATAAACTCCTTGACAAACATAGCAGCCTCATCACCTGTGTATG